TACCGGGTGCCGCAGGCGGTGCGGCGGGCAGCCAGGCGGGCCGAGGAGTTGCAGGCGCAGATGCAGGCGCAGATGCAGGCCGAGCAGCAGGCTGCCGAGAACGCGGCTGCCGAGCAGCAGAACGCCCAGGCGGAACTCGATAGTATAGTTCCTATCGGCAACCAGCAGGACGAGCAGGAACGGCAGGCGCCTGCGCCGGCTGCGCCGGCGCAGCAGCAGGACGACTGGCAGCACCGCTACCGCACCCTCCAGGGCAAGTACGACTCCGAGATTCCGCATCTGCGGTCTCAAGTTCAACAACTTGAGCAGCTGATCGCCTCCATGCAGTCGGCGCCACGGCAAGAGATGGCGCCGGCGCCGGCGGCGCCGCCGGCCGCCGAGGTCGAGATACCCGAGGACGACTACACCACCTACGGGCCGGACTTTGTCGACTCGACACGCCGCTGGGCGCGCGCCGAGGTGCAGCGCGACCTTGCATTTCAGCAACAGCAGATCGCCGAGCTGCGCTCCTACCAGGAGCAGCAGAACGGCGATCGCGTCAAGGATCGGGTCCGGCTGGAGCTGGACCGCGACCCGGAGTTGGCCGGGCGCTGGCTGGCGCTCGACACCGACCCCGGTTTTAATTCCTGGCTACAGGATATCGACCCATTTTCGGGCGCCCGCCGCCTCGACATGCTGCGGGCCGCCTATACCGCTGGGGACTCCGTCCGCACCGGTAGGTTTTTTAAGGCGTACCTCCAAGAGCACACCGACTACCGGCAACCGACCCAAGGTCTGCCGTCCCAGACTCCGATGCCTGGTTATACCAATGGCAACGGTGCGGGACGGGTCGACCTCGCTTCGTTTGCCGCCCCGGGCCGCGCTTCCAACGCGACACCCGGACCCGGCGCTCCGGAACGACGCATCTGGACTAACCGCGACATCCAGGCGTTCTACGACGGCCGAATCAGGGGTCGGTACCGGGGCAGGGAGGCAGAAGCCGACCGAATCGAACGGGACATCCTCGCGGCGGCCGCCGAAGGACGCATCGCCAATGCGTAACTTCGGAGGCTTAAATGCCCATTGCACAAGGTACCCCGTATAGCGGCAGTGCCGCCAGTCCTGCTTATTCCGGCGCAGCAGCCGGTGGTGTGTTCGTACCGGAAATCTGGTCGGGCAAACTAATCGACAAGTTCTATGCTGCTACTGTTCTTGCAGCTATTAGTAATGTCGATTACGAGGGTTGATTTTGGCTCTCGAAAAACCCCGTGAATTGCTGGGACACCCTTAGAGCCTCGGCTACTACAGCGTGACTGGTAACGGTGAGCGCGATAGTTATGAAAAATGCCGAGGATTGGGCGATCAGCAGCCAAGCGGCCCAGGAATGGGTCGACGGTTCAACGACTAGGCCTAGTAGCCCAGACCGGGTGAACGGCCCACGAGTGCGGGGACTAGCTTTGGCCACCATGCGCGGGACGGCGACACTGGGTGGGCGCGGTACCATGCTAGTAAGATATAGTCTCGTCTGCCGGGAAACCGGCAGTAGGCCGGGGATAAAGAGCCCCGGCGAAGAAGACGTACGGAAATCCGCAACATGGGCGACAAGGTCAAGATCCGGACCAAGCCGACCATTACGATCAAGGACTACACCCTCGACATGGCGCTCACGGTCGACCGCCCGTCGGGGACGACGGTCGAGTTGACCATCGACAACGCCAAGTACTTCAACCTCGTGCTTGACGACGTCATGCGTCTTCAGAGCGACATGGAGCTATTGTCGATGTGGTCTGACGACGCCGCTTTTTCTAATTGATTTGGCGGCATAAAATCAGGTCTGAATAACTGGGACCGCTACTTGGAACCAGAGGGAAGCGAGAGAGTGCAGCTACCGAGTGACAAGTACCTAGCGGGTTTCCTGGATGGTGACGGGTCGTTGACCCTCGCCCAGGGGAAATATCTGTGGCTGGAGATGCACCAGATGCAGGCCCGCGATGGCGTCATCGAGCTGGCTCGGCAAGCGCTGTTCCCGCAGGGACGATTGCATACCAGGGATGGCCGGCGGCGCGGTACGCGCACCGTGGGCACCCGCCTCGTTATTACGGGGCAAAAAGCAGTCGATCAGGCGTGTCGGCTCAAGCCTTATCTCGTGGCCAAGCGTGTTCGGCTTAACCAGTTTCTGCGTGAACTTGGGTTCACCGAGCGGGTTGGGACCGACAGCATTCCAGTCTATCCGTCGCGTAAGTGGCTCGCGGGTTACTTCGACGCCGATGGCTGTATCTCTGCTTGCGTGAACCGTCATGGGGGGTCGGCGTCGCTGGCTTTTTCCATTGACGCCGACGTAGCGGAGCAGGATGGACTGGAGCTTGTGCAGAAGGCGTTCGGCGGCAGGATTTACCTGCGCGGCGTCAAAGGTGCGCGGTGGGAGATGAAGGCCGATGCCGCTCAGGCGAGGGCGTTTCTGACCCCGTTTGCCAAGCACCTGATCCTGAAGCGCGAGCAGGCGTATTTTGTGTTGGGCTGTGCCGCCATGGGGCATTTCCGTGACGGCCGGATTATCACTGATACGCTCAAGGCCATGAAGACGCACCCGCACAGACTGAGTGACCTGACGGCTGAAGTGGACGTATCCGGTTTTCTGGCAAAGGTGCGCGATTTGCAGCCTGAGCCGGGACGCCGGTACCGGTCTGCGGACGGGCAGATGTGTTCGTCCTGCGGGACGCGCCGGCCTTATGCCCGGGGGTTGTGCAACCCCTGTTGGCAGCAGGACCGGTATACGCCACAGCGGTCGAAGCGACAGTCGGAGCAGCTTACGCTGTTTGGAGCAAATGAAGATAACGATTGACACGGCGGTGTTAGGTACTCTTGACGCCGGTGTGTCGGCAGATAACAAAGGCGCGACAGCCGGGGTGATCTCCGATGGGATCAACTTGGGTGTGGCAGGCACGCCGCTGATCGTGACTGCGGCCAATATCACCGATACCATCGTGGATATGGGCACCGTGCTCGACGAGCAGAACATCCCGGAAACCGGCAGATGGCTGGTTATTCCGCCGTGGATCGGCGGGTTGATCAAGAAGTCCGACCTGTCGAACGCCTCGATCTCGGGCGACGGCGTCTCGCTCTTGAGAAACGGTCGCATGGGCATGATCGACCGGTTTACATTGTATAGTTCCAATCTTTTGCCCAAGGGGACCGACACGACCCATAAGTTCACCCGGATATTCGGCGGTCACTCGTCGGGGCTGACCTTTGCCAGCCAGCTCTCGAACGTCGAGACGATGCGGTCCGAGATCACCTTCGGCACCCTGCTGCGCGGCCTCCACGTTTACGGCAGCAAAGTTTTGGACGGCTCCGCGCTGGTCGAGGGATACGTCGCGCCGTCATGATAGTATAGGTGCTATATTTTAGCTCCTACTACCCGTAGTAAGCGGGGTTTTCATGGCGACGTTGGCGACACGCACGATGGGCGCCCTCCTGGCGGAAGCCAGGGGGTTGCTCAACGACACGGTGCCGATCAGCGGCGCGCCGCGCTTCACCGATGCCGAGTTGATCGGGATCGTCAACGAAGCGTTGCTCCAGATACGGTCCAAGCGCCCCGACGCCTGGCTGACGTTTGGGCTGCGCAAATCGGTGCCGACTTACACGATGCCGGCGGATGCCGGCACCGTGTTGCCGATTGAAGACCAGTTTTATTCGCCGATCCTGTTTTACGTCGTCGGCCGCAGTGAACTGGTCGAGGATACCTTCGCCGATAACGGTCGCGCCATCACCCTGATGGGCAAGTTCACCACCCTCCTGCTGAAGAACGCCGGTTAGGCCCGAGCGTAGCGAGGCTGTGTAAATTCGATGGCAAGCACGATCAGTGTCGGCGACACCCCGCCCCCGTCCCCGCTGGTCGGCGATGGCTGGTGGGATTCTGTCTCCGGTCAGCTTTTCCTGTGGTTCTACGACGGGACCTCGTCCCAGTGGGTTCCCGCGGTCAACCAGCCGGGGTCGCCCGGCCCCGGCGTCGGTCCCGAAGGCCCGGTCGGACCCGAAGGCCCGGTCGGACCCGAGGGACCCGAAGGGCCGATTGGCCCGGTCGGCGCCAAAGGCGATCAGGGGCTGCCGGGGCGCAACTCCGGCGACCCGATACTGCCGGTCATCCCATTGCCGGAGTGTTCTCCGTGGGTCTGCAAGACCGGCCTCGAAGCGCTTTACGACGACATTCAGCTCCAGATGCCCGGGGTCACCACGGACAACGTCGTGCTTCAGTCGTGGAACGCGATTTCGGATTTCTACGTCGCCTCGACCTATCGGCGCGAGCATGTGTACTGGCGGATGGACCCGGGTGTCGTCACCTTGAGTTTCGATCCCTGGGACAGTCATTGGCGGGTTTACCGGTTTCTCGGCTTTCGGGGGTTATCCCGCCCCAAATTCGAGCCGCCGGGGCGCATCCGGGACCTCAGTTGGCCGATCCCCGACACGACCCGCAACGGCGAGGTCGTGATCGCGCTGCGCCCCGACTGCATCGACGCCCCGCTGGGCGACGATTTTTGGGCGATGTGGCACGACACGGCCATGGCCGGCGCGATGGCGCGGCTCTACCTGCAACCGGGCAAGCCCTATTCGGACGCCGGTATGGGCCGCGTCCAGCGGCAGCTCTTTACCTCCGGCGTGGCGCAGGCGCGGGCGCACGCACAGTCGTGCTTTGTCACCGAGGGGACGCCCTGGGCATACCCGTATTTTGCGATTGGGCGGCCTAAGAACGGCGCTTGGGGGGGTCCGGGCTGATGGCGCACGAGTATTATTTCGCCGTCAACACCGACGACGACAAAGGTGTGCCGTTTGGTCCCTGCAACAAAGACAACATGGACATCAGCCGGTTGATCATCGACTTCACCTGCTGGCTCGACCCGTCGGAGAGTATCGTTACCCTCGAACACTTGATGATTAAGGCGAACCCGCCGCAATTTATCCCGCCGTGGCAGGCCAACTATCCGCTCGACGAGACCAGCAGTATCGAGGTCCCCGAGGATCTCTACCCGCTGGTATTCTGGCGCAATAACCTGATCAGCGCCGGCAAGGCCGTGGCGCTCGACGTGGCCGCTGGGACGCCGGGCTTGACCTATGCGGTGTCGTTTGTCGCTAAGGCCGGCGTGTCTCTCCGAAAGAGGGAGGTGGACACGCTAGTGGTGATCGACCGGCCGTTAAACCCCGACATGGTCATGGTCGGCGAGGACGGCAGCCCGGTCTTTGCTTATCCCCTCGTTATTACGATGACGACGGCTCTACCCTTTGGGCTGTCTGGCCGGGTCTATATCGACAACGCAACCGCCGCGCCGATCACGGTAACCCTGCCGCCCAGCCCGCTGATGGGCGACCGGGTGTTTTTCCTCGATATTGGCCAGAACGCCAGCCTCTACCCCGTGACGTTTATTGGCTCTTTCGGCTCGGAGTCGATGGGCGACGTCGGGGTCTCGTTTACGTCCAATATTTCCGGCGACGATTTGGTGTTCGAGTGGACCGGCACGTACTGGGCGCTCGGTTCCCGCGCTTTCTCGCTATTGGGGTAGCCACATGACCTCCGGCCTGACCTACCCCTACACCAAATACGACCGGTTATTGGGCACCGGTATCGACCACGATCTAGAGTTGAGCCCGGGCACCGTGCCGCCCTCGGGCACCGCCGGCGGCGCCGGGCAGTTCAAGTACTGGGTCGATACCACCAACCCGGCGTTGCCGGTGCTTCGGCAATGTATCGCTACGCCCCGGGCGACCGCCGGGGTTTACGTGCCCGCTGAGTGGATCAGTCTTGGCATTGTCGACATTGCCGCCGGCAAGTTTCATTTCAATAACGACGACGTCGATTTTGTCGGGGGCGGCGGCGGTACGACGACAATCGTCGAGAACCTGACGGTAACCAACGATCTTACCGTGACCGACAGCCTGACGGTGACCGGCCTGACGACGCTGGACGATACTAACGTGAACGGTACGTTTATCACCAACGGCCTGATCGAAACCCAAGGTCCGGTTGGCGGGTTTGTGTTTTTCGACCGCACCCTTACCACGCATTGGTGGACTTGGCTCGCCGATAACGACATCGCCTTTTTGACATCGGCTACCCCCGGCGGCGCGACGCAGCTTTCGATTAACGCGGCGAGCGGCCTCCTTAGCGTTACCGGCCCGGTTACCGCGCCGTCCTACCAGCTTAGTACTGTCGCCTTTGCCAATCGCGGCGCCAACGCCCACACGATCTACGACTACGATGGCGCCGCAGCGATCACGCTCTATGGCGCTACCGGGCTTCAGCGTTCCTACTATACCAACGATACGCATACGTTTCAGAACAACGCCGGCACCACGACTCTGGATATTTCTTCGGCTGGCGATCTCACTGTGCCGGGCCGCATTGACGTTGCCGGGCTCGTCGCCGTGACGGGGATTTTGACGGCAGCTAGCGTGTCAGCGGTAACGACGGTATTCGCCGGCACCAGCATGAACACCGTGGAGTATCAACTACGTGGTATCCCATTTGCATTGACTGATTTGGGGTCTAACTACGTCAAGATTTACGATCCCTCTCAGGTCAACAACATGACCCTGTACGCGACAGGGGAGAACTACCACGATGCGACCGACCATTATTTTCGCAATAATTTTGGTATGTCGACATACGCGGTGTTTAACGCCACCGGTACCGCCAATGCCACCGGCAGTTGGTTGGTCATCTCGGACGATCTGGTTAAAGAGAACGTAACGCCTTACAACGCCGGCCTTGCGGCGATACGTCAGCTCAACCCTGTTTCGTTTAATTATATTATTGCCGGCCCCGACGGCCCCGCCGGCATGGCAATACCCAACCCGTTCGCCGACGTCCGTACGGACGACAGTATCCACGGCACGATCCGCTATGGGCTGATGGCGTCGAACGTCAAACCGGTACTGCCGGAGATGGTGTTCGCGAACACGTTCACTGGGGCTGATTTCCCGGCTACCGCGCTGGATACTATTCTGCCGACACACCTGACCTACGTGCTGATCAACGCGGTCAAGGAGTTGGACCAGGAAATTATCGACCTCGAAGCGAGCAACGAGGTCTTTGCCCCCCTGCTTTCGCCGGTCTTTACCGGCACCCCGACGGCCCCGACCGCCTCGCGCAACCTGGCAACGACCCAGCTTGCGACCTTGGCATTTGTCCGCGTCGGCACCGATACCAACGACAGCGCGCCGACGGGGCACGTCGGTGAGTATCTCACCAACCAGACCTTGAGTACCGCCGCGATCCCGTTGACGACCAATGTCGACACCGGGGTGACGACATTGCTTCTGACGCCCGGCGACTGGGAAGTCCACGCCAGTGTCGGCTTTAACATGAGCAACCCCAACAACGTTACGCTCAAGGCTTGGATCAATCCGACAGGTGCTGCGACTGCCCCGTCTATCGACCAGACCGGTGGGCACGTCATCGTGTCGCCGCCCAATAATACCCCGCTGGCGATCTTGCCGGTGACCGCGATGCGGGTGTCGCTGGCGTCGGCGATCACGATCCGGCTCGGGACTACAGCTACCATCGGCGGCGGCACGGTCGCCGCCTGGGGCAAAATCATGGCGCGGAGGGTGCGGTAATGCCGATAGACGCTAAGGCCGAGATCACCGTGACCTTATTCGCCGAGGAGTGGAACCAGGTGCTCGATGTGCTGGGCGACGGAAGGTTCAAGCTCGTCTCGCCGCTGATCAAAAAGATCGTCGAGCAGGCACAGGCGCAGCAGAACCAAGGCCAGGAGGCGGCGGCGCAAGGGCTGCCCCGGCTCCAGCCGGTCAGCTGATACTACGCGTAGTAAAGAAGGAGAGCCATTATGGCCGTGAAGTCCCTGGAGAACACCGTCCACAACACTGGCGGCGGGGCTAACCAGTCCTACCGTCAGCAAGCAATAGCAAAGCCAACCAACCCCGGCCCACCGGCCTCGATGAAAAAGGCGCTGGCGAAG